TAGCATCATCATCGTCTAAAATAACAGGTTTTTTCTCTTTCAATAATGATTTTTTTAAACTTGGTTTTTGCACACGAATATTAAATTGCATCTAATATATAATATATTGTGATAATTATTTAAAAATATTTTGTCATCATATTTCCTTTACGTTTAAATCCGCATTTATTATAAAAAATAACATTGTCATCGTCGCAATCTAGAATAATTTTATAACAATTATATTTTTCAGCAAATCGAATACAATATTCTATCATTTGCTTACCTAAACCTTTACTCTGTTGTTTATTAGAAATTATAACATCTTCTATATGGAGAACTTTACCAAAATTATGTATTAATTTTGTTTCAATAAAACAAGTAGCGGAACCAATTATAATATTATTTTCTTCCATAACAAAAATATGATTATTTTTTTCTCCCTGCTCCTGAATATAATTTTGATAGTTATCGCAATCGATAAAATTGGGTTTAATTGCAAATGATTCTTCGTACAATTCTAAATGTTTTTTATAATAATCATTTTCATTAACTTCACGAATAATAATTTGTTCACTCATAAATAGTAAATAAATTATTACTTAAATGTTTTTTACCATTTTGTTTTTCTTACATTTATTTTAGGACCAGCTGCCTTTCTTCTTGAACTATTTGGGTCGTATGTTTCTTCTTCATCATCGGAACCCATATTTTTAGATATTTCCCAAAACTCTTTAGAACCCAATTTAAATTCACCATGTGCATCAGCTTTATACCAAAAAATTTGGTCTTGTAATTTATTTGATTTTGAATTATTATTAATCACTAAACATTCGTAATTTTCAGTACATTGGTCCATTACTTGACAAAATGATTCAAATGTTGGAAACATACCTGCATAATTTTCATAAATACGCTTACGATTTGCAATATAAGGTTCGCGCAAAATAAATACATAATCAATATTTGTTCTTAAATTTGGTGGAATACCTAAAGGATATTGCATGGTAATAATAAGCATTACTTTCCAATGACGACCATTCATGAAAAGTAATCTCATCATTTTGTCTTTCGACCAGCTTGCATCATATAAACAATCATCTAATATCACAAATGTTCTAGGGTCAATTGTTGAACGTTTATACATTTCCATGTCTTTATTCATTTGTTTAAGAACTTGCTTTTGTCTTTTTAAAATGTTTTCAATAATTACTGTATTGTATTCGTTATGAATAAATAATTTAGGCACATGTTTACCATAAAATCCATTTCCTTCCTCAGTTCCAGAAATAACAGTACCTAAAGGTATATCTTGTTGATAATATAACAAATCTCTAACTAAAAAACTTTTACCTGTATCACGTCTTCCAATCAAAACTATAACTGGACCTTTGTTTTCATTGGGCTTAAATGAAATGTTTTTCATATCAAAACGTTTTAGTTCTAAAGTCATATTATAAACATTTAATATAATAAATCTAATATTTATTCGAATAAAAATATTTATTTAATTAATAATTAGTTTAAATATATCCATTAATTTAAAATTATATACCAATGGAAATTGGTTACTCGAAACATAACAACGAAGAATTATTTAATGATTTAGAAAATGAAAATTTTTGCAATTTAGAAAATACACAAAATTATATACCTATTTATAAAGAATTTTTTGATTTAAATAAAAAGAATTATAAAAATGTAAATTTTGATTCTACTTCTGAATTTAAAAAAATAAAGGATAAAATCACCTACAATAAGTATATTATCGAAGTAGAAGATGAAAAAACTAATAAAATTAGCGAAAAACAATGCTATTGCAAATTTGCCCCACTTATTGATCCAATTAAATATATGATGGGAAAATACAAGAATATCGACGAAAATGAATTTTATAAACTTCCATATATCGATGAAAAAAAAGATAACGTTTTAGAAAAGTATGATTTTATACATAATGTGGCATACGTCGATGCTTTATTTTCGTATTTATCAAGTAAAACAAAAGATAAAGGTTTTGTTCACGCCAATAGATATTATGGTATGTTTTTAGCAAATCAAAAAAATTTCAAAATAAATGTAGAAGATGATTTAGAATACATGTTTCAATCTGAATTTTTTCACAATAATAAAAATACATTGTTCGAAATAGAAAATAATAATTCTTTATTTGCAAATCGCTCATTTAAATATAAAAAACCCATTGTGATTAAAGATTCCGAAATACAATTAGATGTAGAAGATTTGCCAAATGATATTATTAATACAATTTTCAAAGATTTGCCAAACGACATATCATCGCAATTTGTAAATATAAATCAAGATTTATCAGCATCAATGATGGACGATATGGTATATGAAAATATTGAACATACCAACAAAAATAATGATAACAACTCCGAAGACGATAATTCAAGTACATGCAGTAGTTCTTCTTCTGTAACGAATAATACTTACGAAAATGACGAAATGAATGAAGAAAATGATGATGATGATGATGATGATAGCGAAAGTGAATGCAATAGCGAATCAAGTGATGACGAAGAAGAATCATTTGCTATTATCAAAAAATATCCTGTATTGGCTATTTTTACCGAGTGTTGTGAAGATACACTAGATAATTATATGATGGACAATGAAATATCTAATAACGAATGGAAATCTATTTTATTTCAAATCATCACTATTTTACATTATTATCAAAAAGAATTCGCATTCACACACAACGATTTGCATTCTAGTAATATTGTTTTTGAATACACGAGCGAAACACATTTACATTACGAAATCAACAATAAAAAATATAAAGTTCCAACTTATGGACGTATTTTCAAAATAATCGATTTCGGACGTTCTATTTTTACAATAAATGGCAAACGTTTTTGTAGTGATAGTTTTAGCAAAGGTGAAGATGCGGATACACAATATAACACCGAACCTTTTTTTAATGAAGACAAACCAAGAATCGAACCAAATTATAGTTTTGATTTATGCCGTTTTGGTTGTTCCATGTATGACTTTTTTATTGACCATGTAGATGATGAAGATGATATATGCAAAGAGAATCCAATTGCAAATCTAATACGCAATTGGTGTTTGGACGATAACGGAAAAAATATTTTATACAAAAAATCAGGGGAAGAAAGATATCCTGAATTCAAACTTTATAAAATGATTGCGCGCAATGTTCACAAACACGAACCTTTAAAACAATTAGAAAAGGGGATTTTTAAGAAATTTTTAACCAAGGATAAAATTAAATCCAATAAAATTATGAAAATCTAATTTTCACGTATAATTATTAATATATTTTTACAATACATATTATAAAAATATATGGAAACTTTACCCCGTGAAATACAAACAATCATATACCAACATTATTGGTGGGATTATTATAACAAACTCGTAATAAACGAACTGAATTCTATTACTTTTCAGTTCTCAAATATGAATTTATTTTTAAGAAAGCATTTTATTTTTAACACAAATGATAATTGTGATAAACAAATTTCCTATTATCTAAGAAAATATAATTCTTTATTAACAAAAACCAAAGAAAATAAAGGATTGCATCTGTTTGCCAGTAATTTTAGAAAATACAACAATAATATTTTTAATAAACGTTATATTGCAATATTATCAAAGGAAATTCATAAAGATTATATAAACGTATGTATTTATTGTATTCAATTAGAACCAGAGTATAGATTTGCTACCATGAAAAAATTTAACAAATTATCTAGATGAAATGTTTAATTTTGATATTATAATACTTATAAAATCAAAATTCTATTTTACATGACTGATTAAAAATCAGGTTTGTTCTCAAAAACTGCTGCTTGACCTTCTTCGGCTGCATTTGGAAATTGTTGAATTGCCAAAATGCCAACAAAAGTACTAACAAATACAATTATCGCATCTTTTAATATATGCTTTAATGGTTTGTTTTCTTTTTCTATGAATCGCATTTCAATAAATTTAAACAATAAAAATAAAAATGCAGCAACAAGCGAAATCATCATGTTATTTTCCATATAAACTATATTTACCTATTTTTAGTTATTATTTAACGTATTTATTTTAATACTTCGATGTCACTTAATATAATATTATCATCCTTTTTTTGACCAATATTTTCCAATCCTAAATTATCTAATGATAAATTTTCGTCACTTATTTTAAGTTTAAAACTCGAATCTTCGTCATCATCTTCTTCTTCATCCAACTTGCGCTGCTCATTTCTTAAATTACTAATTTCTTCTAATCTCTCAATAGTTTTCGGAGCACTAATTACCTCTTCCTGATTGTTTTCATTTATTGCTAAATCATTATCATTAAAACTTATTCCTTGATTAGATTTACTAGACGTATCTACTTTGATTTTTGCTTCATCCTCAACATCCTTTTCTTTTATTTCTTCTTTTAATTTTTCAACTTCTGTTAAAGGTTGTTCTTCCTCTTCTTTTACAGGAATTTTTTCTTCTTGGATAGTTTCTATATATTCTTCTTCCATTGATTCGTCCATATATGCACGTAATACACTTTCTATAGGTAATGTTTCGCGAACAGCATTCAAAATACAATCTTGAACAATCAGTTCGACTTCACGACTATGTTTTTGTTTTTGTAAAGGTGTAACATATCGCTCATATAAATATACATTTGTATATAATTTGCGCGCTACTTGAATATATGCTTTATGAATGAAATCTTCTAAACGTGGAATTTCTATTTCGATTTTCTTCTGTTTTTTCCCAACGCGAATAGTAGTCAATAATTTTAATTGAATAACATGAACACATGTTAACAAATCTTCTAAATAATTACATCCACTTTTTTCAATAATACGTTCCTTTTCTTTTTCAACAATTTCGCTATTCCACTTAGGTACACGTGAAATTAGGTTTTGAAATGTCATCAAATATTTCTCACTTTCATCATTTTCTTTGCATAAATTCCATGCTTCATCGAAAATAGAACCATAACCTTCCATTATTAAGGGTGATAAAATACTAATTAATCTAGAAGTGTACTCGTTTCTAGATTCGTGTAAAGTTGCAGTTGTGAAATCATCCATATTACATAAATGTAATATTTTCTAAACTACATTTATTACGTAAAAAAAGTATTGATAACATAAACATCATAAATGTTTTTTCATTTCTAAATTCTTTCTTTGCGTCATTAAAGAGAAATAGATACTCTATTTTTTCATTTTCATCAAACATACGGGTTTTTTCAATTGTTTTTATCAAATCTAAACCGGACAATCCTCGGTTATAAAATCTTTCTACTACATCAAATAATTTCAGTTCACTATTATTTGTCA